TTTAATCCACGTTCACTTTATGCATATGACTTAAAAGAATTATCAGACGTATATACAGACCTATATGTCAGAGGTATTGTTACTGGGAACGAAGTAAGAGACGCTCTTGGAATGAGTCCGCGACAAGGCCTATCTAATTTGGTTATTCTAGAGAACTATATTCCATTAGACAAAATTGGAGACCAACTAAAGTTATTACAAGGCGGTGATAGTGATGGATAATATTAGAAGAACGGAAATGTTAATTGACGGTAAATGGAAACAAATAAATTTTGAAAATATCAGAGCTGGTGACATATTTGGAAAACGAAAAACTAGGAGGTGATGATAGTGAATAGAGAAAAAGAACTGCAAACTAGAAGCCTTCAAACAAAGCTAAAAACCAGAGCAGAAGAAGATGAAATGATTATTGAAGGATATTTTGCAGTATACAATACTGAAACAGAATTATGGCCAGGGGCATTTGAAGAAATAGCTCCAGGAGCATTCGATAATACGCTATCAAACGATATAAGGGCTCTAATAAATCATGATACAAGTCTTGTACTTGGGAGAACAAAAGCAGGAACATTAGAACTAAAAACAGATAGCCGAGGCTTATGGGGCAGGATAAAAATCAATCCAAATGACACTGATGCAGTGAATCTTTATGAGAGAGTAAAACGTGGAGATGTGGACCAGTGTTCGTTTGGTTTTAATATTATAAGCGAGGAAACAGACTATAGAGAAGATGGAACTATAAAGTGGACCATAAAAGAAGTAGACTTGCATGAGGTTAGTGTATGCACCTTCCCTGCTTATGAAGAGACTAGTGTACAAGCTAGGCATAAGCAAGTTGAGCAATACAAACAAAAACAACTTGAATTAAGAAAAAATAAATTGAAAGAGAGGTTGAGGAATATATGTTAAGACAATTAATGATAAGCAAAAAAATTGAACAGAGGAAAGTAGAGCTTGCCGAGTTGCAGGCAAAAGAAGAAGATTTAAAAATCAGAGAAGCCGAACTTGAGCAGGCATTAGATGAGGCTAAAACAGACGAAGAGTTGAATGCAGTAGAGGAAGAAGTAAGCAAGCTTGGAGATGAAAAGAAAGGGTTGGATGAAAAGAAATCCCAGCTAGAAAGCGAGATTGCAGAGCTGGAAAGTGAGCTTGAAGAGCTGAACAGCAAAGAGCCTAAAAACGACAAAAGAGATTCAAAAAAATCTGAAAGGAGAAGTGAGAATATGAATAGAATACAAGTTAGGGAATTATTAAGGACTGGCGAATACTACGAGAGAAGTGAGGTAAAAGAGTTTTATGAAAAATTCAGGAACTTAAGAGCTGTAACAGGCGGAGAACTAACGATTCCAGATATTGTAGTAAATAGAATAATGGACATCATGGGAGATTACACTACTCTATATCCATTAGTGGATAAAATTCAGGTAAAGGGAACTACCAGAATACTTGTAGATACAGACACTGCTCCAGCAACATGGATTGAACAAAGCGGAACTATTCCTACTGGCGATGTAGGAACTATCACAAATATTGATTTCGACGGTTTTAAAGTAGGAAAGGTAACATTTGTAGACAACTATTTATTACAGGACAGTATAATCAATCTTGACGCTTATGTAACCAATAAAATTGCAAGAGCGATAGCAAAGGCATTAGATGCAGCTATATTAAATGGAACAGGTTCAGCTAACAAACAACCATTAGGTATTATTACTAGATTGAATGATGCTACAGCTAACCCAAATTTATCAACAACAAATGTGGTTAGTGTCGAAGCAGATGCGGACCTAATTAAAAACTTAGGTACTAAAATAGGTATAATTGATACAGGTTTAGATAGTGTAGGGGAAATTGTTGCTGTAATGAAGCGTTCTACTTATTATAACAGATTATTCCCATACAGCGTACAAGTTGATTCAAATGGGAATGTAGTAGGCAAATTACCAAACTTGAGACAACCAGATTTACTTGGACTAAGAGTAGTGTTTAGCAACAATATGGATGACGATAAAGTATTGTTTGGAGATTTCTCTCAGTATACCCTTGTCGAAAGAGAAAGTATTACTATTGATAATTCTACTCATGTGAAATTTGCCGAGGACCAGACAGCATTCAGAGGCAAAGGAAGATTCGATGGAAAACCAGTTAAACCAGAGGCATTTGTGCTTGTTACTATTACTGACCCAGTTCAAGGAGTGTAATTTTGAAAGGATGATATAAATGCCTAAATATGTAGTGATTAAAGATTTTAAAGATTTACAAGACAATAACCACATTTATCGCGTAGGAGATAAATATCCACGGAAAGGGAGACCGAAAAAGGAACGCATCGAAGAATTGCTGGGGAATGAAAATCGAATCGGTGAACCTTTAATTGCAGAAGTGGATGAGGAAGAAGGCGGTGAATAATGGATACAAACACAATCCTTCAGTTGGTAAAAGAAAGACTTGGAATAAGAACAAATGTTAGAGACACATATTTGGCAGCAATAGTTGAAGGTGTGGTAAAAGAATTAGAAGATGAAAAAGGGTTGGTGCTAGATGGTACCAACCCTTATCATTTGATGTTTGTCGTTGATTACGCTACATGGCGCTATCAAAGCAGAGATAGTGACGGAGCAATGCCTCGACATTTGCAGTTTAGGTTACACAACTTGATTATTCATGCGTCTACTGCTGTTACGGATGGTGAAACAGTATGACATATGACCATGAGTTAACCTTAGTCAGTCAGACATACACCGAGGATGAGATAGGTAATCAGATACCTGTTGAAGAAAGAAAAACTATTCTCTGCGGTTTAAAATCAATCACAAGAGGGGAATTTTACAATGCAGCCCTTGCGGGTTTAAAGCCTGAGATAACTTTTGTAATTCATGGATACGAATTCAACGGAGAAAAAAAAGTTGAATTTGAAGGAGAAAAATATAAAGTGATAAGAACGTACATGAAGGACTTTGAGGAAATGGAATTGATATGTGAGAAGGTGATTGGTAATGTCTAATATATCGGTTAACCAATTGGCAAATGAAATAGCTAAAGATCTAGCGGAATATACAAAGGATATAATAGAAGGAATAGATGAGGCTAGCGAAAAGATATCTAAAAATGCTGTAAAGAAATTAAAGCAAGATTCTCCAAAAAATACAAAAAAATACTCAAAAGGCTGGGCTGTAAAGACTGAAAAGAAATATGGGGAAACGAACTCTCATATAATCTACAACAAAAATAAACCTGGATTAACCCATCTGCTAGAATATGGTCATGCTAAACGAGGTGGTGGCAGAGTGCAAGGCAAATCCCACATCAGACCAGTTGAGGAGCAGGTGATTAACGAATTTACCGCAGAAGTTGAGAAAGTTGTTAAAGGAGGTTAGGAGCATGACGCAGAATGAATTATATAACTTATTGAAATCTACAGGACTACCAGTTGCTTATCACCACTTTGACGAGCCTCCTAGCCTGCCTTATATCGTATATTTGTTTACTTATAGCTCCAATTTTGGAGCTGAAGATAGAGTCTACCAAAAGATTGATAACTATCAAGTCGAGTTATATTCCGAGAAAAAAGATTTAGCAAGAGAACAACTAATAGAAAACTTATTTGACGAAAACGATATTTATTACGACAAGTCGGAAACTTATATTGAAAGCGAAGAAATGTATCAGGTTATTTATGAAATTCAGATTTAAAATATGGGAGGAATGAAACATGGCTAATAAAATTAAATACGGACTTAAAAATGTGCATTATGCGGTTATTACAGAAGGTGAGGACGGTTCAATTACCTATGGTACTCCTGTGAAAATTCCAGGGGCAGTTAGTATGAGTTTAAGCCCTAGAGGTGAACGTTCAGATTTCTATGCAGATGATATGCTTTATTATACTACTAGCACAAATGATGGCTATGAAGGAGAGTTAGAAGTTGCACTATTACCAGATGAATTCAAAAAAGACGTTTTAGGATATAAAGAAGATGCAAATGGAATATTATTTGAGGATGCTAATACAACACCAAAAAATTTTGCATTATTATTTGAATTTAGTGGAGATAAAAATGCGATAAGGCATGTTCTATATAATGTAAATGCTGCAAGACCTAATATAGAAAGTTCCACTAAAACAAATACTACAGAACCAACAACAGAGACAATGAGTATAGTAGCAAGCCCTGCTCCAGATACAGGAATGGTAAAAGCGAAAGTTGAACCAGGACAAGCACAATATGAGACTTGGTATCAACAAGTATATACTTATGTAGAACCTACAGGAGCGTGATAATTAGATGGAAAAGATATTAACTATAGATGGGCGCCAGGTGAAATTTAAAAGCACTGGCGCCTTTTTATTAAAATACAAAGCACAATTTGGAAGAGATGCGATACAAGACATATTTAA